GCGAATTACCGAAATTCATCAAATCCGACTGTACTTTTCTCGGTATGAAACCCGAACATTTTGCGATGGTCAAGACTGCTGTAGATTCTCTCTACGGCGTCGATCATTTCAAACTTACTTTGGTCAACCCAATTGTTGACTTCAAAGATATCGGACGATATGCCGGGACAAGTACTGTACCTGACGGCGTTTGGCATTTGCCTCGTATTACCACTCCCATGGTGTTCTGTGATGAGAGTGGTCACTACCTATCACCAGAGTTCATGATCAAGTTGAAAGAAGACAACCCTGAGGTGGTGTGCGTTCGCATGTCAAACATTTTCCCGTTGCTTGCTACAGAGTTCAATCAATCACCAAATCCAGACTTCGCGGATTGGCGTGTTCAACAAGGCAAGAATGGTCCCGTTCTCATCTATATTCCCGAAGGAGATGAAGGAGGCAAGTATGAGCAGCCGTTTGATCCAACCATGACACTCATCAGCTCTGTTACTGACGCTTACGGCAAAGTAACTTGGAATGGAGGAGTCGTGTTCAAGAAGGGTCACCTGCGATTGCAGATGTTCTACAGCTACCATGTCGCCAGACCAGAGTACATAGTCGAGCGTGAATATGCTATGATGCCATTGCCGAGAGTTTTCAGAGGTCAACCCGCTACTTGTCCTATCCGAGTCGATCATTACGTCAAAATGTTCCAGTACGCTAAAGTACTTCCAAACGATAAACCAGAGAATCAATGGGGAAAGATGCGTCAGTTCATGACCGACGAGCACGTGTATTTCCCTGTAGGCGATCAAGCTTGGTTAATCAAGGTCGTACTTCACGCAGCCAAGATTGTTGCCACAGCCGATTTGCAATCCAAGTCTTATGACAGTTTCAAAGGTGAGTTGTTTTACAAAACCATTGGCCACTTGATTAGATTTTCGGATAAGACTTGGAAGACACGTTATGCGAACCGCAATCGAGCACTAGTCAATCATCGAGACCCAGTCTACGTGTTCCCCGCGATCAACGCAATCGTTCATGATTGCAAGGTTGGTCGTGGTTATGGAATTTCTTGGGAAGTGGGAGCCGATCCCGGTGCTAATTTCTGGCACAAGTTCTGCAATTGGATAGACAGTTGGACCGTCAAGTTGGGTTCAAAAGTTGTGGACATGTCACCCAAGGTCGAAGGGGGTTTGCTTCGTTTCCCTTTCTTAGCGAATACCAACTGGAATCGCCGAGTGTGGGGCGTGGAGTTTGTTCAAGCTTCTCAAACCAAGCATTTCCTCGAAGTCTATGAGAACAGGGTGAAAGACATTGCTAAACCTAACGGAATCGTCGTCGAGACTCATTTGATGGATTACAAGGATCCAAAACGACCCAAGTTGCTCGATAGGAGATTGCCACCACAAGACTGGCATGTTCTCAAACCGTTGTTGGGCAGTTTGGAGTCTCTGCCTGAAGTGGAAGAACCAGATGAAACCAGTTCCTTGTACACCGATACGCCGTTTGCTGACTCATGCAGTGATTCGAGCTCGTCCAGTTCAGATGACTTATCTTCAGGCAATTCAACCGTGGTAGACAGTGAAGCCGATTCAACTGATGGCAAGCCAAAGCTTTTTGATTCACCTGAACTCAAAGCGTTGAGCGTGCGTCGTCATTGTTCCACTTGTCTGAGTTATGAGGCTTACGTCGCCATGGGATTGGAGAAATCAGCGACTGCTTATCACGATTACTGTGAAACAAGGCATGCTTACAACCGCATTTCACCAGAGAACGCTCAAATGAGGAAGACAATGTTGGGCATTTTGGACAGAAGAGTGTTCACCAACCCCTCAAGCAAAGGTCCAGCTGTTGGTACTGGAAATGCCAGAGATCCCAAAAGCAGGAAGTTGGATGATGAAGAGATCCGGAAACAGCGAGAAGAGAGAGCCAAACAAGACGAGCAACATCAATTAGTCCGACCTGCGTACTTGACGAGTACGGTGACTACTGTCCCCACGCACGTGCCTTTGAGTTATGAGGAGCGAAAGGCCGATTTCGAGAAGTTGTACGCGAAGAGACCTTCTATCAATTTCTTTGTTGGTAAAGCGATTCAATCCACTTTATGGAATAATCGTTACCCAACCACCACTTCCCACCGATTAGCGGAAGTGCCTTATCAAGAAGTTGTTGAGTTCCCGATAGTGGAGTATCCGGCTGAGGACTGTTTGCTTGTTGCGTTAGCTCAAGGATTGGGGAAAACTACGTCTGAGGTGTTCTTCCAGATGTTGTCCTTCTTCCCGAGGAGTGAACTTCACGCTCACAATTTCCTAGCCCACAAAGCTATTTGGCCAGTTGCGTTGCACTACGGAGTACGGGTAGATGTTGTAGACGATCATGGGTTGATCACTGAGAGTTATGGGGTGCGAGACCCAAATCACAAAGTGCTTCTAAAATGGGACGGAACGCACATTGTTTGTATTTCAAAACCACCGGGTTTGGCTATAGTCAAACCATTGACGCCGCCACGACTGGGAACAGCCAGTCAGCAGCGTTTGATTCAAAATCTGGGTAAATGGCCCGCGTTGCATTGGGTAGAATGGCAACCAGAACGAGAACGAGCAGCCGAATATGCTAGAGCTTTGGAAGCAGGAACAACTGGCCTTTTGTCACAGCCGATAAACATGGATCAATTGAAGGAATGGTCGGCATCAACCGACGTTCCCCCATCCACCAAGAAGTTCATGGCAGTGATTGCAGGACAACCAGGTTGTCGAAAATCCTCAAGACTCAAAAGAGAGTTGAAACCTTTCAGAATTCTCGGTGACTTCACAGTCATTGAACCCACCAATGCTTTGGCTCAGATGTGGCGCGATGGATTGGACGCTTTGCGAGTAGTGAACGGACGAAAAATGCCAGGAATGATGGTCACAACATTTGAGAAAGCTCTTGCCAAATACGCCGGAGCGAACTTGATAGTTACGGATGAGAATCGCTTCCCGAAAGGCTACATGGCGTTGTTCCACATTTTGAATCCGGATTGTCGTTTCCACATATTCCTTGGAGATCCTTGGCAGAGCACTTGGCATGAGCCGAATTCCGATTGCTTATTGAATCGCACCGACTTACTCGGAGAACTCGAGTACTACATGAAATATTGTAAATATTATCTGGTCGGTACTTGGAGGCCCACAGCCGCCGCGAACTTCTTCGGTATTCCTACCTTTTCAAAGAAGTGGACCTCAATGCATTTTTCAAACGTGATGCCAATCACAGCAGAGGACATTTTCCAATATTTCCCGAATGTGGCGCCTGATGTAATCATCCGACTCTGGGAAGAAAGAGGAGAGTTCTACGCAGCTCACGTAGGCACCGTTTGGGCTGATCAATTGAGAGGAGGAGATAACAACACTTACGCCGGTTCTGTTGGTCTGGAATTTCCGTTCGCCATAATCGAAGTGGATGAAGCTGTTCTACGAATGGCGGATCATCGTTTGATTTATACGGCCATGACCAGATCTCAACACATATTGTTCGTTTACAAGTGGAGGAACAATGGAAGGAGTGAAGCGTATGAAGAGGCAAACGCCGTTTTTCGTGAGTTACGTCATTATCGAGAAAGTTACACACCGGGTAGACCTATTGAGTGGGATCAGAAACATATGGTCAATATATTTTCTGTCACCCAACCCATGCCACCGAGCATGGCGATGGTGCTTAGTGGACCCCCTGCCAAATTGCAGAATTGGGAACACGTGAAGCACTTTTACCCTGAGGATTTGTTGGAACACTTTATCGATCCAGATGATAATCAGAGATCAGGAGCTCGTTTGCGTTATGACGAGGAAGCTTATCAAGACAGACCTGATTTTTGGCTACATATCGACGAGACTGAGGAGTTCGAGGAAGAAGAATGGAAGCCGTATGATTTCAAGCCTGCAGATTATCGTTTACCGACTCACCTACCAGCTGAGATGCGTGAGATGTTCGAGGAAGATCAGAATGCGCGGATCATGGAGCGTTACACTGCTGAATTGTATGAGACTGAATTCTCTGAACAATTACCTGACACTCCTCAGTTACGGAAAGATGCCACCGCATTGATGACGAAAATGGCTGACGAGATGATCGGGGCGAATCGCAAAGAACGATGGGCAGCACTTTTCAGTATGCTGAGAGCCAAACCGCTCGACGAAAATCCGCTGTACGTTTCTCCTTCCACGAAGAATTGGGGATTGGATCAAAAGGCTAGCGATAGAGCTTCATTTCTTGCCGCCGTTAAACAGCGAATTCGTTACTCTACCGTTGAGGGGAATTATGCTCAATTCCATGAACAACGTGCTTTTGGCGAGTTGTGTTGGGGCGCTTTCACTCGATACATGGGATGGACTGTGCCAGTGCCGTGGGACGAACTGAAGTATCAAAAGTCGATAGAGGCCTTTCAATTCCGCAGAGGAGATCGTAGTGTGGCATTGAAGAAGATGAGTTTGAACCGAGCAGATCAGGATTTCCCTTTGACGATCACCGCGAAGACGCAGTGGAAGGCCAAAGATCGGGGTTTTAGTGTCGCTAAACCTTTACAACCCGTCGTTATCCACGCTGATGAATACACCTTCAAGCACGGCCCTTTCGGGATATACCTTTTAGACAAGTTGATGGCGAATAGCCCTCACTATTGGTATTTCCAAGCCAAACGAACGCCTGAGGAGTTCGGAGATTGGGTATCGCAACATTTCCCGGTCGACGCTTCGTATCAAATGAATGACCAAAAGGGACAAGACCAAGCCGTTCAAGGCTGGGCAGTGTACTTTTTCATGCAATTGATGCGTTGGTTCAGTTTCCCCGAGTACATGATCGAAGAATTTCAACGCGACAAGATGAGCAAACAGATCGGACACAAAGTTTTGGCTATCATGACTGATTCTGGTGAGATCTGGACCTACCTTATCAATTCACTTTCATCTGCTGCCAGAGAATGCGCAATGTATGATTTACCCGCAGGACTGCCTATGGCGAACGGTGGCGATGACATCTTGAGAGCTACCTATGGAGGTCTGTCGCAGGACTATATCAAAGTTCGTCATCTCGACCCTTCGATTGACAAGCGTTATGTGTCTGACAGAGGAGATTTCACCTCCTTTATCGTCAAGCGAGGTCAGTTGTTCAAAGATCCCATTATCCTTTGTAAGCGATTTTTGAAGAAAATCGCGAACGGTGAAGGTGAAATTGCTATTGATGGTTATTTCCACTTGTGGGCTTTCAATTATGCCAAAACGGACCTTATTGCGGAGTTATTGGATGAAGACGAGGTTGCCGCACACCAAGTTATGACAAGGATCATGTTCAATTTGCGCAAGGAGGGGATTAAAACTCATGTTGATTGGTCACTGTTGAAGATTGACGGAGAGGTGAAGGATGAGAACAATGCAGCGATGTTTTATGAAGATGCTACGAAGTTGGAGGAATTTTTCGAAAATGCAGGAAACGCAATTTCGAATGTTGCAGGAAGTGAACAAGCTAGAAATGATTACCGCGAGGCACTGTCTATTACGGCCATGATGGCGTATTAGACATACTGCTTAGCGATTCTATCAAATTATGGCAGTTCAACTTTCTGGTACCGCGAGTGTTACGAATTCTGCTCCGAACCCTGTTATTCAGCAAGCGACTCACAATTTCACAGACTTGGTTTATGTTTCTGTTACTGCTGGTCAACTTTACAAGAAAACTTTGGATTCCTGGATGGAAGGTGCGTTATTAGGCTGCGGAACCGTTGAATTGGTTTCCATCAAGCTTATTTTCGCCCCTCGTGCCGAAGCTGTTTTTGTGAAAGCCGGTTTCTGTGAATCCGGCGCCAACTTGGATATTGATGTTTTATCTATGAAGGAAAATGGTGTAAGTTATACTAGTACTGTGTACAACCTTTCACGTCAGGTGATTACAATGATTCCTGAGGATACATTGAGCACCCAGATTAGACCGATCGCAAGCGATAGGCCTATGATTTCTTTTTGTCTCGAAACAAGTCAAGATGTTGTATTGAATGTTGAGTTCAAGATTCGTGTTTTGGGAATGAGAACCAGATACCTTTCTTTAAACTAGTAAACTCTGATATAGCGCCTAGCGCTGAAAGTTCTAGTGAAGAAGAAGATTCTGGTATTGAAGAATGATTTTTTTTGTGTAGTGATGTTGATGAATGTATTACATTCTATGTTACTCAAAGCCC